CCACGACGCTCTCAAGGCACTCACAGATGCACTCCCAATGCTGGCCGCGCCCCTTCGATCCTTCCGGGCGCGGCGCAGTGCCCACGACAAGCAAGCGCCCGAACGTTTTGCCAATGAGGCTTTTAACGTTCGGATGCATCCTTACATCCCCGTCCGGTCGAGTTGCTCGTACGGCACCGGCAACGTGATGATGTTCGGCTCGCTGCGCACCGGCAGCACCTTACCCGTCGTCGTCAGGCACATCAGCAGCGTTCCCTCGGACGTGGTCGGCGAATACACGCCACTCGGATCGGGCTGGCCCAGCACGGCGCTCGCAATGCCGCTATTGCCGGTCCACTTCCATTCGCTTTGCATCGGGTTCGTGAACTGTGTTGCTTCGTTGAAGCCGTAGCCCTGCGAGCGGCAGAGCGGCGTCAGCTTGCCCGTGTACGCGGCTTGCGTGTACGAGTAGGTAATCAGGTTCGGCTGGTCGAAGGCTTCGATGATGGCCTTCAGTTGCTTCTTCTGATTGAAGTTGGTGATGATCGGCATGCCGACCGTCATTTGCGACTCGCGCGTGATCTGCGCCTGCGCTGCCTGTTCGCGCTGATTCGCGGTCGGCGCTGTCTGGTCGTCGCACGATTCAGCGGTCAGGACGAAGAAGCCACCGAGAGCAAGAGCGGCGATGGCGATAGGGCGGCGATAGTGTTTGAGGTTCATGTATTAGCGAAGGGATTGGACAAACGATTGAACATCGGAAGGGAACGGGCAAGCGTCGCTGTTTTGGGATTCGGCGTCTTGCAACACGCGTTGACGAATGATCGTCTTGCCTGCCGCATCAGCAGTGCCGTACTGGTCCTGATACTGGCGAATCTCGCGCGCCATGCCGTCGCTGTGCGATTGCGAGCACTCGAACGTGTTGTGGCGCACTTGCTCCTCGCGAGGGGCATAGTGAGCGTTCGCGCGCAGCGCAATCTCGCGTCCGCCGATGGTCAGACCCGTGATGAAAAGCACGATGCCTGCGACGGCCAATACTGCTTTAATGAGATCCATAGTTCCTTTTGTAGTTAGTAAAGTGGGAATGGTTCGTCCAGCATCCAGTCGATCCATGCGAGGCGGTCCGCGCGATACTGCGAATCGGAACGCTCGCTGAATCCGTTCTTTTCTTGCCAGCACGTCAGCGTGTAGTTCTCGCCCAGCGCGTGGATGACAAACATTTTCAGTTCACGGCACTCGGCATGCAGGTTCGCGTTCCGGCCTTCCACGTAGTCAAGCGCGTGACAAATGAAGTCCACGCGACGGTCCTCCAGCGCAATACGCGCCATTGCCAGGACCTTGCGTTTGTTCGGAGTCAGCATTGCGGAGCCTCGTAAATGACCTTGTAGGCGACGATGTCGCAAGGGCCGCCGCTGTCACGCAAATACCTATCGCGCAGCTTCTCCCAGTGATCCCAGCGGAACGTGTCAGCCGGTCGTGGGTCGGGCTCCGTGCCGTTGCGAAAGCGGACCTGCACGCGCTCGCTACCAATCAACGGCTGCAGGCCGCCCTTGTGCTCGGTCCACGGCTCATCCAGAAGCCAGTCGAGCCACGCAAGACGCGCTTTCTTCATTGCGTCGCGGTCGCGCCACAGATGCGAGTGCTCATTGTCTTGGTCGCAAACCCAATCTTCCAATCCGAAGCGGTTTCCGATTGATTCGATAATGAAAAAGCGCAGGCGATCGCGTGCTTTCTTGACGGCCTCAACATGCGATTCCGGCCCGCGCATGAAATGGCATGACGCGTCATTGATCGCATAGCAAATGCGGAAATGCATGCCATCGGCAATGTGCTTGCGAGCACGCGTCAGGATCTCGCGCTCAATACGCGTCATTGCCATTACAGGCCACCTTGTTTCATGAAATAGATGGTTGCGCTCAGTGCGCCGCCGATCAGCGAGCCGACGATGCAGCCGGACATAAACTGCAGAAAGAAGCGACGGGCTTCCTCTTTGCGCTGTTTCAGCGACTTGCGTTCGAGGTTCATATGCGAGCCAATTTGTACGGGTTGCATTTGTTCGGGCACTGCCCGGCGACCCAATGAGTTGCGCACCAGAAGCAGCGCGGCGGATGCGAGTTCGTATTGAGAAGCCGGGAAAACACGCTTACTCCTCAATCACCACCGGGAAAGCGATTGCCAGAAGCCCCCATGAGTTGTGCTTCGAGTTGCTGATCGCGCCAGCCTCCTCATCGAACGCATACGCCTTGGTTCCCTTCGGGCCTTCGCCACCAACGTCGCCAGCGTGGTCGTAGACATTCACGTACACGGTGCGCTTGCGCGGAGCCATGAACAGGTCAGCGTCAAGTTCTTCGCCCTTTGAGTCCGAGCGGCCATTCAAAGCAAACCAATAGACCTGTCCGCCGATAATCGCGGCGCACGGGTTGATGCTCTTGTCAGATTTGAAGTGATGGAAGTCCAGAGCTTCGCGGCCATCGCGCGTCACCAACTTTTCGCCCGCAAGAGCGGCTTGAAGATCAAACGGTTTCACTGGGGTCCTTATTTCGGTACTTTCGGGTTGCATGAGCCGCACTGGTCCTTATGCGGCGCGTTGACTGATTGGCAGGCCGGGCACTTCCAGCCGGTCGGCACGGGGTCTTTCGGGGTTGCCTTCTGCAGGGCGTCTAATCCCTTCGGCAGTTCGTCAATACGAAACATTTCGCGTCTCCTGCAGCAGAATCCTCGGTACATCCTTGGTTTTTCTGCTGCAAGGACCGATCTTACTCTGCGCTTAACGCAGATTCAAGGGCTTTTTTGATTACGGCTGCTCGTTGTACTTCTGGCCGCAATGCGGGCACGTCGGACGGTCGTCATCACCCTTTTCGGCCTCTGGCGGGTCAATCTCAGGATCGATCAAGTCCTTCAGTTCGTCGTCCGAGAACCCCGTAATCTCCAGGTCAACGCCGAGCGCGCCGAGTTCGAGCACTTCCAGCTTCAGCACTTCGAGATCCCACCCACCGTTGAGCGTCAGCTTGTTGTCGGCAATGATGTACGTGCGCTGCTGCTCGTCGGTCAGATGCGAGACATCGAGGACCGGCACGCGCTTCAGACGCAAGAGCAACGCAGCCAGACGGCGCCCGTGCCCTGCGAGGATGCGATTGCCAGTGCCAAGAATGATCGGGTTCGTCCATCCGAACTCGCGTATCGAGGCGGCAATCTGCGAGACCTGCTCGTCCGAGTGCGTGCGCGCGTTTCGGCCGTACGGCACGAGGTCCGCGACGTTCGCCATGCGCGGCATGATTAATTCGATGTTGTCAGCCATGCGCGTGTTGCTCCAGTAATGTGGTGACTTGTTTGCGCCAGCGAGACAGGCCATGCCAGATGGTCGCGCGCAGATCGTTAGCGGCGAATGAGTTGACCGGCCAATAGAGATCGGCGTCCTCTACTTGGTCCCCCGTGCAGACGACGAGAAAGTCCACCAGCCAGTCCCGCGGCGCGGCCGGGTCCATCCATACCCATGCGTACGGAGAGCCGTCCTCAATGGCGATACGCGTCACCGATGAGCCAATCGGGAGCAGTTCGGTATGCACAACCCCGCGAGGACGAAGAAGGAATTTTTGAATGACCTTAGCCATTGATACGGCCCACGACGAATAAGCGATTTCCTGAATTCGGCGGCATCATCGGGTCATCGAATGAGCCCATCACTTCCGTGTTGTCGCCGTACGATTGACCCTCGCGCACGATTTCAACGACCCAGTAGACGGGCGCGCTGTATGAGCAAGGTCCATCGAAATATGCGTATGCTTGCTCACCCTCAAGGCCGATATGGACGATCTTTGAGCCGGGCTGCAAGTTGAGTGAGCTACAGCCGCCCTGCCCTGGCAGGGGATGCTTTTGAATGAACTTCATTTCATTTCCTCTTAGAGTTTTCGCACTTGAAGCAGTGGCGGCCAGTCACGATGCCGACCTTGCATTGCGCGCATTTGCGCTCTTTGGAGACGGTTGGCGACACCGGCACGCACGGATCACCGTGCCAACCGAACGATTGATACGTGCCATACGAGCCATAGCTACGACCCATGCCGATCGAGGCGACGGCAGCAGACAGAAGACGCTTGCGCATCACAGAAAACCCCTTCCGAGTTCGTTATTGAGATAGGCCAGCACGCGACGGCCAAGGAAGGCCATGCACGGAACGGCCATCGAGTTGCCGAGCGCCTTGTAACGCGGACCATCGGCCGGGCGCGTCCACATGACGCCGTCCATATCGATGAAGTCGTCGCCGGGATTGGCGCGCGCCTTCGCCTGATTCGCAGCACTCACCATGCGAACGGGAACGTCCGTATATCCATCGGGGAAGCCCTGCAGGCGCTCGCACTCCATCGGCACGAGGCGACGTACGCGCATGCCATGCAGGATCGGATTGATGACGCCGCCATTGTTGCCAGCGGTCGCGCCGTTCGAGTTGTGCCATGACGACGTGAGCGTGTCCGCCACCGGCACGATGGGCTGGCCGCGCCCTGTGCCGTCCTCGCTCGCGTCAAAGCCTTCAGCCTTGAGCGTGTGCGTGATATCGCCGGTAACGCAGACGTTCCACGGCTTGGCCGTCTCCAGCGTTCCGACCTGCTCAACCGACACGGGCGGCACACGGCCATAGCCGCGACCATCGTCACCACGGAAACGGTCCTGAAACGCCATAGCGATGCCGTGCTGCGCGCCAGCCTGCAACGTGAACATCGGGTCGCCGTCCGAGCCAATTCCCAGCCCTGCGCGCGGATCAGTCGTGCTCACGCCGGTACGCTTGCCAATTTCCAGCAGAGGGATTGCGATAGCCACGCACGGCGCCGCATCGCCCTTTCCTGTCTCGCCCGCCTGCGCAGTCAGGGCACTGACGATATCGCCCATATCGCCGCGACCGTTGCGCCCTATGCGCGGCTGGAAGGCGTACACGATCGGCGCTTCGTGGTTGCATGTCAGCGTCGGCGAGCGGTCCTCGGCAATCTCGGCACCCGCCTGCCCGTGCGCCATACACAACACCAACGGGTCGATACCATCGCCGCGGGGACGTTCAACTGAACGGGTAACAGGCGGGGCGATCATCGGAATCAGG